GGTCCGGTTAACACATTGCCGGAATTGGTTGCAGGTTTGAAAAAATTGAAAGCGCAAGGCGTTGACTTGAATACAACATTAGAGCTGACAGATAAACGTAGTGTTGCTGCTTTCAATGCCTTTTTAACTGCTGCTGATAAAATTGTCCCACTTAGAGAACAGATAACGGGCGTTACTAGTGAACTGAACGATATGGCTAGTACTATGGGCGATAACGTTCAGGGAGCAATAGCAGGATTGTCTTCAGCTTGGGAAGCGTTTATGCTGTCTTTTATGAATTCAACAGGTCCTGCAAAATCTTTCTTGGATTTTTTAGCAAAAGGAATAAGAAATATAGCTCACGAGTTAAAAGACAATAATCAATTGCAAGAAGAAGCTAATAATAAAGCTATTGCAAGCGCTCAGTCAGAAATGTCCAAATCTGATATTTTAGAGAAGAATGCTAAAAATATGCAGAGGTTGTATCAAGAATATATAAATTCAGGAATGTCTGCTGATAAGGCGGCTCAAAAGGCTAAAGAAGATTATATTGAAACATTGAAGTCTCGTTTAGAATATGAAAATACAGATTATCAATTAGCAATAGATAATCGTAAAAAACTAGAGGAAGAATTGAAAGACAGGGGACTTTTTACAATACTGACCTCATGGAAACGCACAAATAACGTCATTAGAGATGAGATAGATGTTGCAACTAAAGCTGCGGCTGGTAAAAAGGCTATTTCGTCAATAACAGAATCGTTAATAGAACAATTAAAAAATGTAAGTTTGACAGCTGATGAAAAAAAGAAAGAAGGGAATGGTGGAGAAACAAATTTATCAGCTGAAGAAAAACAGAGAAAAGAACGTATACGCATCCAACAAGAATATCAACAATCCGAACTTGATTTAATGGATGAAGGGTTAGGAAAAGAACTTGCAAAGATTCGCCTGAATTATACTAAACGCATTGCAGCTGTAAAGGGAAATACCCAAGAAGAGATTAAAACGAGGGAAAATCTGGCTGTCGCCATGGAAGATGAGCTCTCCGAAAAGATCTATACGTATAATCAAAATAAAGAGAAGATTAACTTACAAAACCGTTTGGAGGCTCTTTCTACTAATTCTAAAGAGGAATTGGATCAAAGGCTTAGCATCCAATTACAAGTAAACGAAATACTAAGAGATGCAGAGGTAAAAGCCGCAAAAAAATCTGGAGAAGATGTAGAAGCTGTCAAAAAGGAATATGATAAAAAAGCCTCTGACATTGCGGTAAAAAATGCTCTTGAAAGAATCGGCCTAATTGAAAAAAACACCACGAAGGAAACAAATATAGTCCAAAATTCAGCAGAAGATCAGCTTCGTACCGTCGAATTGCAATATCGGAAAGGTGAAATAAATGAAAAGAAATACCGCCAAAAGACATACGAAATAACCAGAGATTCTATTCAGGCACAATTAAAATTGCTTGAAGCCCAATTGAAGGCAGAGTTAGCCACTCTTGATCCTGCTGATACTAAAGCTGATGCCATAAGAGAAAAAATAGAAAAAGTAAGGTCCGAGATTAGAAAACTAAATATGGAATTGGAGGACCGAGAATACGAAAATGAGGAGGATAAAAGGCAAGATTGGGCTGATAAATTTATAAGTTCCATGTCTAATATGAGGAATGTAACAGAAGAATATTTGGGAGAAACTGCCAATCTATTTAGTTCGTTCTATAATGTCATTGGTATATTGACAGAGCAATTTGCAAAAACAGGCGATTTTTCTCTTTCCAAATGGTGGGAAGATTTAGACCCTACGGAAAGAGCATCAGTGATATTACAAGCTTATGGTGAACTCTTTAATGGAATAACCTCTATTGTGACATCTGCCTTTGATGCTCGCATTGAGCAGATAGAAGAAGAGCAGGAAAAGAATGAAGATCTAGTTAATAGCGGAGTTATAACTAAGGAAGAAGGTGAATCGAGAAAGAGAGCGGCAGAAGTTAGAACCAAACAAAAGCACGATGAACTGGAAAAGCAAAAAGCTGACTTGGAACAAAAGCAGGCCAAGTGGCAAAAGGCTAATTCTATTATTCAGACGACTATTGCTACCTCTCAGGCTATAATGAAGGCTTTGGCAGAGGCCGGGCCTTTCGCCGGCCCTATTCTTACGGCTGTAATCGGAGCTATGGGAGCCGCTCAAGTAGCTATAATTGCCTCACAGCCGATACCTAAATACGCAAATGGGACTGATAATCATCCCGGAGGATTGGCTATTGTTGGTGATGGAGGTAGACAGGAAGTGATTGAAACAGATAATGGTGCTTACATTACTCCGTCCGTTCCCACATTAGTAGATCTCCCCAAAAGAGCAAAGGTTATTCCGGATCTTATAGATTACCGAAAAATGGTTCTTCATTCCGATGCATTAATGCTAGATCGACAAATGAGAAATGGGAACAGTGGAGAACCTGTCATTGTCAATGTAAACAATGACTATAAAAATCTAGAACGAAAAATGGACGTGAGTAATCAAGGGATATCAAACCTGAATAAGACATTGCGAAAGATGGCCCGTTCCGCAGAGTATCGTTATCTTGATAGTAAATTATAATAAATCAACACCATGTTATACAATGATTTAGATAAAATCCCTTTAGATATATTCATAGATGTATTTACAGGAGACAACAGCAAACTTATTATAGAGGGAAAACATTCAAACGAAGAGCTTTCTGAGCAAGCAGAAAGTCTTATCATTGAATATACAGAGATAATTGGAGGAGTATCTTTATTATCCGAAATGTCCCGGAAGAGCAGCCTCATTAATCTTCATATTAAAATAGAATATATGAAGGTTCTAGAAGTAATGATTGCTAATAGTGATTGGGATTATGCGGTCAAAGCTCTTTCTCAATTAGGATTTTCCTATTCATCTTCTGAACATGATAAGATACGCAAGAGAATATCTTCTATTCTTTCTATGAGCCAGTATATGCTGGAACGGGAGAATGCCAAAGAAAAGCCGGAAAGGGCTTCTAAAATGGATAAAAACTACTTTGCAAGAGAAAGAGTGATGGTTATGTCTCATTTTGGAATGCAAATCCGGAAGAACGAGATTAGTGCAAAGGAATATGCTTTCATGGTAAAGCGTATGTGTGAGGATATGAAATCAGCAAGATG